CTTCGTCCTCCTCGAACATTGATGCCCACTCTTCAGGCGTTGTGCCTGTCAAAATAAACTCTCGCTGCTCAGGGGTCAGCATGTAGAACACATCCTGAATCATGAGGTTTTCAGCCTTCCAGCGGTTGTGCAGTATACCGTAGACCCTCTCAGTCAGCGGTAGGGTCATGGTGTGGGGTTTCCCTGTAAGGCGGGACACCTTGAATAGTTCCATCATCTTTTTTCCTTTGATTCCAGCCAGTCAGCGACCAGCGCCAAGATTCCGAACAGTCCCGACACGCAGGACACGAACAGGACCATTAGGATAACATCGTCTAGGGTCATGCTGCCTTCTCCTTCAAAATGAGCTTGTCCTCTTCCACAGTGAACGCATCACTGTACGTGATCAACCCTACGTCCAGCAGGGCGCGCTTGTAGCCGAAATACTCCCCTCTGGCTTCGTCTACGGCATCACCCATCATGTCCACGCCTTCCAGTACTGCCAAGTGGTTCACCTGATACTTGAACCATAGTCCACGCAGGCGGGTTAGTGCTCGTTCTTTGTTCATTACATGTTCTCCTTCAGTTGCTTTTACGAATTTGATAAACATCGGAACCGCTGGCTGTGACGAACTCTCCGATCTGCAGCATCCACTCGAAGGTCTGACGCACAAACACGTTGTCCACCTCTTCCAGTGAATTGTACTCCTTAATGTAGCCGCCAGATCTGGTCGCGGTCATCCAGTCCTTGGCTCTCTGCCATTCGCCTGTGTTGTGGTGTACGAACGTCATTGCATGTTCTCCTTCAGTGCCTCTAAATCGGCTGTAACCTGTTCTAAAACCTTCTCACGTGAACCCTTGTAGCCCATGGACTTGAGCACTGCATAGCAGGTCCGTCCACGGGTTACACGCAAGCCCCTAATCTCACTTTTGAGACCGACCTTCAGGGTTGCCAGTCGGTACCCTTCGATCTGCTGTGGTGTATCTAAAATCATGTTCTATGCTCCTCAGTCGTTGTTTAATGCAGCCCATATGATCGCCACGAAGACGAACAAAGCCAGTCCTAAAATTATCATGATCAACTCTCCTTCACTCGTTGAATCGCCAGTATATGGTTCTTTTTACCTGCTGTCCAGTCCTGTACTTCACCGTTCACCAGTGCGAACACGTGACCCCTAGTGTAGACCAGATACCGCCCTTGTGGGTATGCTTTGCCGATGGTCTTGGGTGTGTACTTGGACCCGTTGGGTTTCCTGATGGTCATATACTTCTGCGGCTCCTTACCTAGGCTCTTTACTGCCTTCTTGATCTGCTCCGTGAAGGCTCCTCTCCGTGGTTTCCTGCCTGCTGCGCGCATGGCGACATGTGCAAGGTCATAGTCCACCCTGCAGGTCAAAGCCACTGCGATAACCGAACAATCGCCATGCTCGTTGTAATCGGCTCGCCGTAAGATACAGTGCTCCAATGGTGTCATTCTGTGTGCTCCTTCCTGTTTTTATACCGTACGATTCTAAAGATACCCGTGGGCAGCATTTCCCCGTGTTCAAAAAACATGCTGTCAATGTGTCGCTCCATGCCCATGGTGGCAGCCTGCAGGCTCTCGTAATTCTGTGGGTGCAGCCTGTGCCAGCCGTGCAGGGTCCGTGTCTGTATGTAATAGGTCCGTGGTTCCATGCTGTGTGCTCCTATAGTAAAACGTGCATTGTAGCGCGTTGCCCGTTACTGTGCAGGGCTGCGACCCTGTGCTGGTCCGTTATCGGCTGCTCTGTGTCCTTGAACACGAACGAATCGAACCTGTAGGGGTTGTAGGTGACCTGCTTACCAATGCCCTGTGTGATACCCACAAGGTCGCTGGCTTTGGCAGGGTCCATGTCGTCACACCAATGCCCCACGACTCCAGCATGTACGTTTTTGCGCTGCTCCTGTAGGACCCGCTGGCGCCCTGCTTGCGAGACCTTAAACACGGGACCATGCAGGATTACGTTGTCTTGGTGTGCCACCACGCGACCCTTCCGTGACCCTTCGAGGGCTTTGACGCTAAAGCACTTTTTGTGCAGGTTGAAATAGACAAAGACTTTCATGGTGTGTGCTCCTTAGATGTCGTGCTTTTCAGTGTAGATGTCTTCACGTGCCTGCCCTGCGATGTCAGGGAAAGACCCCATAAGGTGACGTAAGGTGCACTCTAGATAAGGGTCCAATGTGCCCTGCTCCTGCAGGGTCAGCAGGTCGAAAATCGTGCAATAGATCGTGGTGTGTTGGTCTTCATTCATGGTGTGTGCTCCTTCAGTGCATAGGGTAGACAATAACTTGGACCTGCTTGTCAGCGCAGGCTGTGCAGGCACCACACTTCGCATTACCTGCGACCGCTGGGCACACCTTCGCGTTGATACCTTGTGCCCGCAGGTCACGGACAAAGGTGATCGCCTGTGCACTGTGTGCTCGTTTGTTTTTGCCACGAGCCAGCTTGTCGCCTTTGACAGCACACGATGCCACATGCCCAGCCTGCAGGACCTTGTGCAGGTTCTGTGTATTGGTTGCGACCGATACCCTAGGCATGAACCCTGCGACCTTGAGCATGTCAGCTTTGGCGATTGTCTCAGTGGGAAAATGCACACGTGTGTGGTCCAAGGCTGCGCCAAGGGTCCGAAGGTGCTTGAAGTCCTGAAGGGTCAGGTCAGCAGGGGCAGGGATGGACCCGAAGGCTGCAAAACGGACCCATGGTGCCTGCTGCAGCTTACTGATTGCCTTGGGGGCAACCAGTGCCTGCAGGTATTCGCTAATGTTCTCCTGCTTCCTCTCAAGGTTTATCGTGATGCTAGGTTTCATGGCTTCTGTGGTGATCGCATAGCAGCCATTACCCTTGAGAGGGCATGAGTCATCGCAATGCCTGCCACCTGATGTGGTGAAGTTAACTGTGGCACTTCCTGCCACGCCTTTGCCATAGGTTCCGATTAGTGTTCCGAAGTTGATCATGTGGATATCTCCTGAGTCTAAGGCTGCGACATGCTGCCCGTGGTTTACATCATGCACACACTGTGCCAGCCTGAGAATACCTAAGTATTGAAGACCTAAGTATTATTATTTCCCTTATATAACCATTTGCTTATACTTCATCGTGGTGCATGGTTCCCCACATTGGTGCACTAATGCACTTCGATAGTGCAAACTGTGGATAACTCGTAATGCTGGGTTGCCTGTGGATAACTTGTGTGGTCTTATGGGGTCTTGAGGGACCTACACTGGCACACACACGTTACCCTTCAGTATCCATCAGCGAATGCAATCATAAGTATATACGAATGTAAGCATATGTGTTCATAAGTATATAAGTATATAACCATATACGAATATAAGCATGTACTGATGTACCCCCGGGGAGGGGGTTGTTGCTTATGTAATTTTATGTGTACCCGCCCAGATACAAAAAAGTAGGAAATTAGACTCCTTCAGTCTCCTTAAGTCTCCTTCAGTCCCCTTAAGTCCCTTATGACTTCCTAATAAACTAAAGTAATTCTTATATTACTGTAAGTTATGTAGACTATTGTTTTCCAAAGATAAACTGTTGTTAACTTGTGAATAACTAAAGAATAATTAGGGACAGATCAGAAATCACTTGACAAAATGGATTTTTTGTGCTATAATAATAAGTATATAAAGAAATAAACACGAGAAGAACCATACAAGACCATAGTGATGAACATTTTGGTTATAATTTAAAGAACACTAACCAAAGTATGCAAACTCGTGTATAGCCTTAGGAGTTCCTAAGATAACTATGGAGACTTTATGTCTGAAGAAAAAAGAAAAGTTGGAAGACCCCCTAAGAGTGAGTTGTCTTCTAACATTAAACGAAATGCTGTAGGTCGCCCCAAAGGTGATGCTGCGATTATCAATGAATATAAAGCTAGGATGTTGTCTAGCCCTAAGTCAAGGAAGGTCTTAGATGCCATCTTTGATGCGGCCTTAGATAATGAACATAAGAACCAAGCAGCAGCATGGAAGTTGATTGTCGATCGAATAGTACCTGTGTCTTCCTTTGAGCAGGATGTCATTAAACAAGCTGGTAGGTCTGCTATTCAGATCAATATCACAGGTCTTGGGGCAAGCGTAAGTAAACCTGAGACCATTGATGAAGTAACTGATGTAGAGGTAAAAGATGAGTGATCTACAGATTAAGTTACTTCCTTGGCAACAGGAGGTCTGGAATGATGAGCATCGGTTCAAGGTCGTAGCTGCTGGTCGTCGTACTGGTAAGTCTCGCCTAGCTGCCTATTTGCTCATTGTGAACGCCCTACAGACAGATAAGGGGCATGTCTTCTATGTCGCTCCGACACAAGGACAGGCTCGAGACATTATGTGGCAGACGCTACTTGAGGTTGGTCATCCGGTCATTTCAGGTAGTCATATTAACAACTTGCAAGTAAAACTTGTCAATGGTGCTACCATATCCCTCAAGGGAGCCGATAGACCTGAGACAATGCGTGGTGTGTCTTTGAAGTTCTTGGTCATGGACGAATACGCAGACATGAAGCCAGAGGTCTGGGAACAGATTCTCCGGCCTGCTCTGGCTGACCAGAAGGGGTCTGCGTTATTCATTGGAACCCCTATGGGGAGGAATCATTTCTATGAGCTATATCAACATGGACTACGTGGTGATGATCCAACATTTAAGTCCTTCCATTTCACTTCTTTTGATAATCCTCTTCTAGACCCTAATGAAATTGAAGCAGCTAAAAAGAGCATGTCCTCATTCAGCTTCCGGCAGGAATTTATGGCTTCCTTTGAAGCAGCTGGAGGTGAGTTGTTCAAGGAGCAGTGGATTAAGTTTGAAGAGGACGAACCCGATGATGGAGACTATTATATTGCGATTGACCTTGCTGGCTTCGAAGACGAAGGAGCTGTTGGTGTCAAGAACAAAAGACTGGATAACACGGCTATTTCTGTTGTAAAAGCTGGAGACAAGGGTTGGTACGTTAAAGAGATTATCTATGGTCGCTGGGACGTAAAGAAGACAGCCAAAAAGATATTTGATGCAGTGCAGAAGTACGAGCCAAATGCTGTGGGGATCGAAAAGGGTATTGCTCGTCAAGCTGTTATGCCTTATCTTTCTGACATCATGCGCCGGACACAGACTTTCTTTAGAGTCGATGAGTTGTCCCATGGTAACAAAAAGAAAACAGACCGAGTTGTCTGGGCACTGCAGGGTCGTTTTGAGAATGGCTATATAACGTTAAACAAGGGAGAATGGAATAATGAGTTCTTGGACCAGTTGTTCCAGTTCCCCAATAAGTTGGTACACGATGACTTGGTAGACTCGTTGTCGTATATCGAGCAACTGGCAAAGGTGTCTTACGTTGCTGATTTTGAAGAAGACGATTGGGAACCACTAGACGCCGTAGCAGGCTGGTAAAGGAAAAACATGGAAAATTACGAAAAGAACTTCCCTGATCAAAAGATCGAACACTGGGTCATGGACAAAGCTGAACGCTGGCGCGACCACTACAATAACAACTACAAAGAAAAGTTCGATGAATACTACCGCCTCTGGCGTGGTCAGTGGGCTGCTGAGGATAAGACCAGAGAATCAGAGCGTTCTCGTCTTATTTCTCCAGCACTCCAGCAGGCAGTCGAGAGTGCGGTAGCGGAGGTCGAGGAGGCTACCTTTGGTCGTGGCAAGTGGTTTGACATCCATGATGACCGTAACGACAAACAAAAGGGTGACATCGAGTATCTTAAGAACCAACTAGACGAGGACTTTAAGTTTACTAAGACTCGTCGTGCTGTAGCAGAATGTCTTATCAACTCTGCAGTCTTTGGCACTGGGTGTGCTGAGTTGGTGATGGAAGAAGTCAAGGAGATGAAGCCAGCTACCCAGCCAATTATGGATGGTGCTATGCAGGCTGTGGGTGTTAACATTGAAGACCGTGTGGTTGTTAAGCTCCGTCCTATCCTGCCACAGAACTTCCTGATCGATCCTGTAGCTACTACCATTGAAGAAGCCTTAGGTGTTATTATTGATGAGTTTGTCCCTAAGCACCAAGTGCTCCAAGGGATTGACTCAGGTATCTATCGTGATGTTGAAATCGAAGATGCTGACACCGATACAGACATAGAGGCAGACAAAGACCTGACAGCCTACGACGATGACAAAGTGCGTTTGACTCGTTACTACGGTTTAGTTCCTAAGCACCTGTATGTTGATGCCTCAACCGAGGAAGACGAAGATGAAATGTCTGACTTGGAGGAAAAAGATGATTCTGAGGCAGAAACTGGTTTTATTGAGGTTGTTATTGTCATTGCGAACGGTAGTACACTTCTTAAGATCGAAGAAAACCCCTACATGATGCAAGATCGCCCTGTTGTGGCGTTTGCTTGGGACGTAGTTCCCTCTCGTTTCTGGGGTCGTGGTATCTGTGAGAAGGGTTACAACAGCCAGAAAGCCCTCGATGCTGAGTTACGTGCTCGTATTGATGCTTTGTCACTGACTGTGCACCCTATGATGGCTATGGACGCCTCACGGATGCCCCGTGGTGCCAAGCTGGAGATTCGTCCCGGTAAAACAATCCTTACAAACGGCAACCCAGCAGAGATTCTTCAGCCATTTAAGTTTGGTCAGTTGGACCAAGTAACCTTTGCACAGGCCGGAGAGCTGCAAAAGATGGTCCAAATGGCTACTGGTGCGGTGGATGCAGCTGGTATTCCCGGC